CCGTCACGGGTGGTGAACACGAAGATGTCCTTGCCGTTAGCCGCCGCTGTAAGCGTGGGAGCCGTAGCAGCAGGCCAGTCGACTGAGCTAGGCCAAGTTACACTGTAGCCAGAGCCACCGCTGTTTTGTATGATCTCAATGCTAAACGTGTAGGCTGTTCCAGATGCTGGTGGGTTAGTGAATGTGAACGTAGAGTTGCCAGATAGAACTAGGCTGAATGAGTTACCTGTTTCAC